AAATTAGCTACTTGTGTAAGAGGTTCTTGTTCTTCTACTGGTCGTAGATACTCTCTATAAGTCCTATCAATTAGTTCTGCAAATGTAGACACTTAGCACCTACGCAGTTCTAAATAATAAGTTAACTTTTCTTTCAGCACCTTCTGAACTAGCAGATACTACTTTTAAAAATCCTTGACCTGCAAATGCCCAACCACTTGGATCGACACGTACTACATCTCCATCTGTTGCTGTATATGAAACTGCTGTTCCATCTGTTTCCACAACGTCCATAAAAGTAGAATTATCAAAGGACCATTTAAAAGCTATTGTTGCACCAGTAAAAGCAGATGGTATAACTATGCCACTTAACAACATGTTTCCTACTTCTGCTGATGAACTTTCTGTACCACTACTTGCTATAGTTACTGGTATGTTTACTGTTCTTCCGTATATCATATCTTCCTTATCTTACCATATCCAAAGGACCGCCTATCAAAATAAGCGGTCCTAAAGATTATTAATTAAGCTACGAACTTGATTTCACCGTGATATTGTTGCGGTCCGAAATCAAAAGCCATTTCCATATAAACAGCTTTAGCTATTCTTGCGTAGTCATCTTGATCAACGTCCCTTACAAACATAGTTCCATATCCTGGAATGTTAAGGAAGACTGGCTTAATGAAAGCCAAGTCAACGATATAACTCTTGTTTGCAGGTAGATAATCAGATAGAGCAACGCCAATAGATCCGAATGGAGTAACAAGTGTATCTATGTTCACACCACCAATATTTCTTTCTCTTGGTAGGATTCCATAATTTTGTGTTCCAGAAGCTGCTGTTCCCTTAATCATTTCTTTATTAAGAGCCATTAATTGCGCAGGACTCACGAAGAGTACTGGTTGCTTCATAGGAGCGCCATTTTCATACATTGTCTGCATAAGGTTTGCTACTGCTGTCCATGACAGTACTTGGTTAGAACCAGTTCCATCACCATCTGAATCGTGATATTCCCAGTTACCGCCTGTCAAGTTGACGTGTTCTGCGAATCCTCTCATCTGTCTTGGATTACCATCAGAACCATCATTGAAAGCGGCATTCCATGCTGCCCATTCAACTTTTTTAGCTACTGTTTCCAGTATAAGTTCCATTTGATATGCCAATTCGTCTGATATCGGATTGCTGCCAGCTAATGATAATTTATCAATGCTGTTTTTGTAATTAGCTTCAAGATCAAAAGGCACGATCTCACCACTTGCTGCTTGCGCTGTGTAAGTAACCTGTGCTGCCTCATGGAAAATTTGAAGTACGCCCTGTTGGGAGCTTCTGCTTCTTCCTGAGTAGTTTGGTTGCCCACCTTCGTCATCTGGTGTTACAGATGATACAGTTGCATTGTCTTGTGTTTGGAACTGGAAGAAAGTAGCGTTTGTTACTACTCCACCGTTCAAGCCACCTGACGCAGCTAGTAAAGGAGTTCTGTGAGGAGTGATCTTGAATAATTCACCAGTAAAGTTATTAATATTACTGGTTACAATAGGGTTTGCACCTGATATTGCTGCCATATTCTATTTATCCTCTCTCGACAATTAAGTCGAAATATTATTTGTTATTTTTTTCTTCTTCTTGTAAAAGTAATTTTGCTCGGATTGAATCTTTTACAGATCCTTCAGCAATTACTTGTTGCAACTGTTCTTGTAAATCAACAGGTTGAGCTGCTACAGAATTTTGGTTTATAGTTGTCATCTTTACGTCACTTTCAGCTATCTTCTCAGCAGCTACTTCGTTGTTCTGCTGAACTGTTGTGTCAATGTCGTAAGTTTCTTTTAACCAACTTCCTAGTTCAGAAGTATCTGGCTTACCATCATAAAGATCGAATGCCATCTTTCCTGTACCTATAGTTGGATCTAAGCCAACATCTTTAAAAAGAGATGTTTTCACAACACTTTTTAATTCCTTATTCTCTTGCTCTACAGATTTAAGTTTGTCCCTTAAACCTTTTATACCTTCGTTACTTTCGTTGCCTTCCATAATTTCTTCGTTTTCTGCCATTAGTTTTCTCCTAGCTTTCTCACACAGTTACACTATTGCTCCATTAAGGTGTGGTACATAATGGGAGTGAGTTACAGTATTTGATTATATGTTGAATTGGCGCTGCAACTATCGCAACAACACCTCTACGAATTAGATACATAAGTAGAACGTAGGTTCCCTACTTAGAATTTAGAGATCTATTCTTTACCTGGCGGATACTACTAACGCCAGTACAATTATTATAGCACATAAAACTGCTGCTACTACAATTTTTCCAGACTTAGTTAATTGATATTCCCAAGCGTCATTCCACCATGTCCACTTGATATCTTTTTTGAAAGTACCTTTTTTACTTCTAGCTCTTCCAGACTTTTCAATTAATTTCATAACTTCCTTTCTACCTTTTAAAGTTCAACTAATCCAGTCAAACCTTCTTGTGTACGTGTAGCTCCACCTTCTTGTGTGAATGCTGTACGTTGTTCAGCTTCGAGTCTTTCTCTTAATTGTTCTGATACACCTTCCCCGAACACTTCACTTTCTATAAATTCAGATAATCCAAATATATCTTCTCTTCCAGTAAATCGTCTAGCTAACTGTTTTAATCTAGGCAGTTGAGTTTCAGCTCTAGCTGCTAATTGCTGTGCGCCTGTACCACTAAGTCCTGCACTTATTAGTCTTTGTGCTTGTGTTGCGTCTATTGCAAAACCTTCTTCTTTAAATGCTCCACCAATTTGTGATACACTTATTCTTTTATCTATAATATCTTTACTTACATCTTCAGATATAAAGCTAGCAAAGATTGCTTCATCAGATATATCTTCTACAGAAGTAAATGTATTAGGATAGTTTTCTACATAATATTGCTTTACACTTTCAAACTGATTAAATAAAGTGTTGTAAGCAACACTAAGTCTTTGTTCAAATACATAAGGTGAGACATCATTCTGAAATAATGTTGTTACTTGATCTTGAAAATAGTTAGGATTCAAATTATAATCTGCTAATAAATTGCTGTAATCTTCTTTCATTTTTATATAATCTAGTTCTGGATTAGCTGTTTCTATTCTTAAAGTTGTACCATCTTCTCTAAAGATTCCAGGAAATTCATCTTTATACGCTTGTGTAGTTCTTACTGATCTAATTGCTTCATCTGAATCTCCTCCATTAGTATTATATTCTTGTAAGAATGTTTCCATTAACTGTGGACTAAGCCATGAATAATTTAATTCAGCAAATGCTTTAGCGTCAAATTCTTCTACTGGTGCGCCTGGTACTTCTGTAGATCCAGGATATTGAATTTCTGGTAATGAATCATCTTGTCCAGGTAATAATTGCCACCCTTCTAAAGTCCATTGATAACTCTTACCATTCTCACTCATTATTTGACCAATATAAAATTCTGATCCACCTTGATCACCTAAGTTATCACCTAAGTTATCACCTTGACCACCTTGATTACCACCTTGATTACCACCTTGATTACCACCTTGATTACCACCTTGATTACCTTGATCACCTTCGTCATCTGGTGACTGATATTGTGCTATAACCTCTCGTGGATCTCTATCAGGTTCAAAGTCAAAAGTAACTCCTGTATATACTGGTTCTGGAGGAGGTGCTGATCTTTGTTGTATTAATTTTTCTAATGCAACTTGATCTTCTCCTGTCATTAACCCTGCAAGTCTAGCTAATATGCTCATTGAAATCTTCCTCCGCCTGTAGCTCTTTGACCTGCTTTACCAAATTTTGCTTGTAAGTCAGTTTTAAGAGTATCTCTATATGTTTGTGTTCCTAATTTAGCAGCTTCTGCAAATGCAATATCTTTTCTTTCTTCTACATCATTAGTAGCAAAGAATGCTTGCCATGCTTCTGTAGTTTCATCTGGTGCTTGACCAGTTACATTTTTCCATTCTTGTCTGTAAATTGGAGCAGAGTATTCATAAGTCTTTACGTTAGTACCTTTGTATTGAGAATATTTATTTTGAAATGCTTCTTCTATTTGTGGTAAGAATACTTCTTCATACCATTTAGGATTAGCTGCTTTCTCGTTTGCTATATCTTCTAAGTTAAAGTTCTCTGAGTTACCAGGTCCCATTACACTATCTATTTTTTGAGCAACTGTTTTAGTTGATTCAATAACTTCTAATGTTTGTCCTGTTAATGTTGCTTGTAATTCTGGATCTAATGTATACCTACTTCTAGGATTAGCTATCTTAGTAATACTTGCGTCTAGTTCTCCTGCTGCTAGGTCTAAAACACCTCTTGATGTTAAGTCAACTAATTTAGCAATTAGCTTTTGATCTAGTGTTTGTATTCCTGCTGATATCATTTTCCCTATAACTGTTTCATAAAGTTGAGACTGTTGTTTAGCATAAGTTGCAGGATCTGAAGAAGATAATTCCATAGCTGCTTTTTCACTAGCAGTGTGTGTTTGCCACCATGTAGTTCTTTTTAACTCTTCTGATCGTACAGTTCTACCTTCTATTGCAGCTTCAATAGCTACTGCTAAGAAATCAAACTGACCATCTTTATTTGTAGATAATATCCAATCTTTATATTGTGCTTCTTCTTTTAATGCTTCTACTAAATGATCATAAGGTTCTGCACCTGCTTCTGTCTGTGTAAATAATAACTGTCTAGCTTCACCAAAATAGAAACTACTTCCATAATCTTCTGATGTAATACTTGATTCACCTTCTAATATATTAAAGTCTTCATCAACTATCACATTAGGAATTAAAGGATTAGATGTTGCGCCGTTAATAGCGTCCCAATCAGTTATCTTATAACGCCATGTAAATACTCCTGCAGGACTCACAAAGTCTGGAGTTTGTGCAACTAGATAATAAGTATTTCCTTGTTGCCAAATCTCAAAGTCTTGACTTAGATTACTTACCAAATTATTGTCAGATTTATCTCGAACTGTCATTATCCTGTCTTCTTTCCATAATTACCAAATGTCTTAGCTATTCTATCATACGTATCTAACGTTTCCTTGTCCTTTTTAGGCATTGTGCTTATGTTATTAATAGTATTTCCTAGTTCAAATTTAACATCTGTTGCAGGTTTAACTTGATATTTCTCTTCTATATAATTAGTTTCGTCTACTTCTTTATCCATAACTTTATTAATTAATATATCTGTAGGCGTAATCTTTTCTGCGTTATCAAATTGTTGTCCTATGTATTCCCAATCAGGTTTATATTTATCTCTACTAACTTTAATTCCATACGGTTCTGCCATAGTATTGTACAAATCAATCATATAATTATTAGCTACTTTTTCTAACTCTGGTGCTGCTGCTACTAAACCATAAAATAATAACACTGCTGTTTCATATATATCTAATAGTTCTCCTGCTCCAGAAAATGTAGTCCACCTAACACTCATTTCTGATAGTTTATTTCTAAGTCTTTTTTTAATTGTTTCTTCTATTGGTAATTTTTCTACAATATTATTAGTTTGATTATGAAATATACCTGTTAATTCTTCTAGTTCTTTAGCTTGGTTTGGTGTTATTATTTCATTACCGTTAGCATAATTTTCTATATCAGAACTATTATATAAAGTGCTAGTCTCATCAGATAAACCTGCGAGTTTTTCTTTATCTGCTTCTGATAAATCGGATATATCTAAAGGCTCCTCGTCTACAATACCTAGCTCTCTAGCAAAATCTAAAGGATCATCATCTGATAAATTTGGACTATCGCCTTCATCTAAAAATTGTTCAGTCATTGCGTCACCATCGGCAAGATCGTCTTCATT